AAATGATGCAGATATTTTAGCCTATGCTATTGACCCTGTAAATCAACTACCAGTCATACAACGCAAGATTCAGGCTGCTGAAATTGGTGGAGCTGCCCTCGTCCAGAATCTAAGCATTGGACTTGACAGTGCACCTACTGAGGCAACTGGAATCCAGGGAGTAACTCGCCAAGGACTAAGCGTTGAGCAACTACTTAATCAAGGTATAGACTTGCAAACTGCCAGAACAGGTTTTTCTAGAGTAGCAGAATCTTTACCTGTTGCTGAAAAACTAAGTGGACTTTATAATACCCAAGCTGGTCAAGTTGGAAGAATGCAACTAGAAGAAGAACAGTTTAAGGGACTAGCTTCAGCTAAGCGGGCTCGTCAAAAGATTATCGGACTAGAGGAAGCTCAGTTCGAACAACGCGGTGGCGTAGGTAAGTTAACGAAAGACACACGAGCAGCATACTAGAATCCTGACATGGACTCATCGGCCCCATGCAGCGTATTAGACCGATAGCAAGAGCCAACCTATTTCCCCGAATAGAATTGAGGCTTGCGACTAACAACGAATAGAAGGGTGGTTGCTATGAGCAACAACTACTGGGATGAAGAAGACGACGACCTAGATACAGAATCGCAGTCGTTTGGTGCAAGTGAGAGTGACTTACTAAAGAAACTCCGCAAGGCTAAACGTTCTGATGAGAAGCGTATCAAAGAACTCACTGAGCAACTTGAGGGTTTATCCAAGGTGCAGCGTGAGCGAGTTGTCAAAGAAGTCCTAGCAAAAAAGGGTGTTAATGAGAAAGCCGCACGCCTTGTATTGAAAGATTTGGATGATGTTAGCGAGGAGTCAGTTTCTAATTGGCTCGATGATAACGCAGACTTGTTTGGAATCAAAGTAGCGGAACAAGAAGCACCAATAAATCAACAGGAACTAGCTCGGCTACGCCAGCAAGATATCCTGACACAAGGTGCTTTGACACCTGACCGAGGACTAGACGTAGAACAACGCATGAGTCAAGCTAGCTCAGCTGAAGAACTACTATCTATACTTCAGTCACAACAATAATCCGTTCATAGTCAAGGAGACTAAAAACTAATGTCACAATATACATCAACCGCGAGCACATCTCTCGGTGGTACAGTTGGTGGCGCAGGTCTCGTACAGAAGGCGTATGACCGTCTTCTCGAGTTCGCTCTCCGTTCAGAACCACTACTTCGTTCTGTAGCAGATAAGCGTCCTGCCCGTCAAGCAATTCCTGGCTCAACCGTAGTGCTACAGCGCTATGTTGATTTGGACCAGAAGACCTCAACACTAACAGAGACAGTTGACCCAGATGCAGTTGCTCTAACAACTCCAACATCTGTAACCATTACTCTTAACGAGTATGGTAATGCTGTCCTAGTAACCCGCGCTCTTGAATTGTTCTCACTAGCAGACGTAGACCCAGCAATTGCAAATATCATTGCATACAACCTTGCTGACTCTATCGATGCTGTTGTGTCAACAACTCTATCTGGCGGAACTAACGTAATCTACAGCGGTTCAACCGCTACAAGCACCGCTACAATCGCTGCTGCTGCAACAATTGATTCAGCAGACATCCGTAAGGCTGTTGCTAAACTCCGTGCTAATAAGGCCAAGGCTCGCCGTGGTTCTTATTACTGGTGCGGAATCCACCCAGAAGTTTCCCACGACCTGCGTGCAGAGTCTGGAAACCTAGGCTGGAACTTTGCTCACATTAACTCTGACCCAGCCGTTAATAACGTATGGGCAGGAGAAATTGGCGACTACGAAGGAGCATTCTTTGTTGAGTCTTCTCGTTTGCCAAATGCTAAAGATGGTGCAGACCAGTCTGCTCTTACTACAACCGCAGTAACCGTTGCAGGTACATCAGCAGGCTTCACCTTCGGTGTTGCTTCTTCTGCTGTTATCGCAACTCGTGCTGAGGTAGGCGACAAGATTGCTGGAACTGGTATTGCATCTGGTGCAAAGATTACCGACATCAGCACATCTGGCTCAACCACTACATTCACTGTAGATACAGCCAACACTGCTGCAGTTACCGCTACAACAACTGTAACCGTAACTCCAGTAACACGTGTATTTGATACTATCCTCTGCGGACAGCAAGCACTTGCTGAGGCTGTTGCAGAAGAGCCACACATTGTTATCGGAAACGTAACCGATAAGTTGATGCGCTTCCGCCCAATGGGCTGGTACGGCGTACTCGGCTTTGCACGTTATCGTGAAGAAGCACTGTATCGTATTGAATCAGGCTCCTCAATCGCTGCTCTCTAGTTGATTGACTCTGAAGGGTAGGCCTAGAAACCTACCCCTCGGGGTGAGTTCATTAGGAGGACTTATGACTGAATGGCTCTTTGTTACACCAACAGTAGAAGAGGGTTTTACTGGCGTTCAACGACTCTTTCAGTTTTATAAACTTGATAGAGGAATTACGATAGTAAGAAATCCGACCACTGGGGCGTATCAACAGATTAGATATGCACTTGATGACTCGTTAACCGATTATCCTGAAGTGTATGCTGGTGGCTATAACCACACAGTAGATGACGCTACAAAGGCAGCACTTATTGCTGGTGGAGTTGGCGTCACAGAAAGTAACTTTACAGCGATATGAAACATTGGGAACATCACCCTGAGCCAGTCGAAGGATGCTTTGGCTGTAAGGGTTTAAGTTTACAGATGAATGCTGGAGATGCAGATAGTCGTAGAAGTATGCCGACTAAAGCATTTAATAAAGAATTGGATGCTTACAAAGAGGCGAGAGCCCAAGGCATTCAGCCCGCTGGAACTTCTATGAAGAAGATTCAAGAGGCAGTAAAGGCTAGTGAGATACTCGGTAAAGCGTATGACTCTAGCAAAATGGCACCAACAAAACATATAACCAAAAAATCAGCAGAAGTACTTAATCAACTAGGAGCATAATATGCCAATGGTAAACGGAAAAGAATTTTCTTACGGCAAAAAAGGTATGGCTATGGCAAAGAAAGAAGCCAAGAAGTCAGGTAAGAAAATAGTTATGAAAAAGGGTATGAAGAAAGCCGCAATGAAGAAGATGGGCAAAAAGAAGTAATGAAAGCAAAAAAAGGAATGGGCTTCAAGGCAGCACAGAAATCGATAGCCAAGAAGCAAGGTGTGTCGATGGAGCGTGCTGGTGCAATCCTCGCATCTGGAGCCCGCAAAGCCTCTGCAGCAGCCAAGAAGAAAAACCCCAACCTGAAGAAGGTTAAGGGTAAGGCTAAGAAGTAACTACTCTAACTATAGAAAGTATAACAATGAACAAACGCGAATATGAAAATAGAAAGTCGTGGCTTATCGATACAGCAGAAACGCCTAAGGATAAAAAGAATCTTAAGAGCGAATTGGCTGCGTTAGAAAAACTTTACAAAGCCCACCGTAAGGCTGCTGGAATCACTAACTCAAACGCTAAGTCTCACGTTGTTGACCTCTATAGAAATACAGAAACAAGAAAGAAGCCAAATACTAAACTTGGTGGTCGTGAGATGGACCCTACAAAGATTAAGGGTTTTAAATATGGAGAAGGAACAGAGTAATGGCTAAAATTCGTAGAATGCAAGGATATGACCCAAAAGCATCTCAAATAAAAAATTTACGAGATAAACCAATCGGTCCAGAAGATTATATTTATGCCATAGAAGTTGCTGGGCAGCCTGCTGCTACAGATAAAGAAAGAGCAATTAAGGAACAAGCAAAACAAGATGTTAAATATCTTGAGGCTAAGTATCCTGGCATTGCTGGCAAGTTTAAATTATTCGAAGACCGTGTAAAAAATACAGAGCCTATGAAAAGCATTAATCAAAAGAAAAGTAGACTCGGTAAGGCTAATTAATGTCATCAGGACAATTGAAACCGCACCGCGGTTTTAACTCTGTGCAAATCAGAGATGGATATGTGGTGCGGTTAAACAAGAATGGAACAGTAAGAGCAATACTAGGAAAGTATGGGGAATATGGCAAGCAAAGCAGACCCAAGGCTTAAGAGGGCAGGCGTAGCAGGGTTTAATAAACCTAAGCGCACACCTAGCCACCCAAAGAAGTCACACATTGTTGTGGCTAAAGAAGGTAGCCAAGTAAAGACTATTCGCTTCGGCGAACAAGGTGCTAAGACTGCTGGCAAACCAAAACCTGGAGAGTCTGACAGGGTGAAGAAGAAGCGTGCATCATTTAAGGCACGCCATTCAAAGAACATTGCCAAAGGAAAGATGTCTGCTGCTTACTGGGCAGATAAGGTGAAATGGTGAAGAAGACTAAATCTAAAGTCAATGAGGCTGGTAATTACACTAAGCCTGGTATGCGTAAAGCGCTATTTAATAAAATTAAGGCTGGCTCTAAAGGCGGTAAGCCTGGGCAATGGTCTGCACGTAAGGCACAATTACTAGCAGTTCAATATAAGAAGGCAGGCGGAGGCTACAAGTAATGGCATTGGCTAAATCTCAACAGTCTTTAAAGAAGTGGACTAGTCAAAAATGGAAGACTTCGGACGGCAAGCCTTCCAAAGGCAAGAAGAGATATCTGCCAGAGGCAGCGTGGGCTAATTTAACTCCAGCCGAAAAGGCTGCAACTAATAGGGCTAAGGCAAAAGGTAATAAAAAAGGTAAACAATTTGTTAAACAACCCAAGTCAATCGCAAAGAAAACGGCAAGGTATAGATAATGGCGACAGGCACAGCAGGTAGTTCATTCACAAGCGAACTAAATCGCTTAGCAAATAGTGGGACATATCCAGCACTGACTGCATATTTGGCTGCCACTGGTGCCGCCAATGACTATGCAAACACAACAGGCAAGGCGCTTATTGGCGCACTAAACCTAGCAGCAGATGCTAATCGTCAGCCTAATAACTTTAAGGCTCTTGGCGGTATCTGTAATGAACTAGCAGGAACAACTAATCTTTCACCTACTGACGCCTTAAGGAGTATTAACCTGTGACAACACTTAGCGAAATGATTGATGAGGTTTTAATTAACCTCTCAGGTTATACCTATCAGCAGGACCGCTCTACCTATCTAACTGCAGCAGTAACAACATTAACTTCCCCTAGTTCTTCTCCTACAATCTTAAGCCTAGCCTCAACCGATTCGGTGGGTAAAGGCGTACTAGAGGTAGGCGAAGAGTTGATGTGGGTTGATAACTTTGACCGTATTGCTAATACTGCAACTGTTGCTCCCTATGGCCGCGGTTATCTA